ATCTAAATTAGGTTCTTTAACCGCCAAGTTGGTTAAGGAAGTGGAGAAGATGAACAGTAACGGTGCATCAGGTGATGACCGTCTCTGGAAATTAGATGTAGATAAGAGTGGCAACGGTTATGCTGTTATTCGCTTTTTACCTGCACCTGAGAATGAAGATCTTCCATTCGTTAAACTTTATTCACATGCGTTTCAAGGGCCCGGTGGATGGTATATCGAAAATAGTTTGACCACATTAGGTCAGAAAGATCCAGTATCAGAATATAATTCACAGTTGTGGAATAATGGAACTGATGCCGGTAAGGAAATGGCAAGAAAGCAGAAACGCAAATTGACCTATATTTCCAACATCTATGTTGTGAAAGATCCTGCAAATCCTGAGAACGAAGGTAAGACTTTCTTATACAAATATGGAAAGAAAATCTTTGATAAACTCACTGCAGCAATGCAACCTGAGTTTGAAGATGAGGAAGCAATTGATCCATTTGATTTCTGGCAAGGTGCTAACTTCAAATTGAAGGCTAAGAACGTTGCAGGTTACAGAAACTATGATTCTTCCGAGTTCGCTGCTCAAAGTCCATTATTAGACGATGATGAAGCAATGGAAGGGTTATGGAAGAAGCAATCATCACTTCAAGAATTTGTAGGTGCTGATCAATTCAAATCATATGAAGATTTGAAGAAGCGTCTAGGTTACGTATTAGGTAACAAGACTTCTGCACGTCCTACATTCGATGAAGACTTAGAAGACTTAAGTGAAGGCCTAAACAAGGCAGAACAAGTTGTTGCTGACGCAGTTTCTGCAACTCCCACACCAGTAAGTGTTGGAGCTCCTGATGAAGAAGCGGAGGATGATACACTATCATACTTTGCGAAACTCGCATCAGAATAAACAATAATAAAGGGGTCTCACGACCCCTTTTTTTATGCTGTTGTAACTCTAGTATTTTCCGTTTTACTTAACTTATCACTAACACGTGATGACGATCTTTGAACTATCATTATATCTCTCATATCATTACGGAATTGATTGAGATAACGTTTTTTAAGAATGTATATAGAAGTCTTTTCAATATTTTTTCTTAGTTCATATTCAAAATTACTAATACCTTGTATAGTATCTACAGAAAGAGGTGTTATGTATTGATTATTATAATAATAAGTAACTGAAAAATTACTATCAACTCTTTGACCTTTAGGAAGAACTAATCTTCCTTCTCCATCTCTAATTTCTTTTGTTTCATAGTGACGAGCAGCATTTATACTATCTAAACCATACTTATTTACAGCAAAATTATATATTTCCTGATTGGTTAAGGGCCAATCATCTCTAACATTTAAAATTCCTGCAGTTAATAAAACAACCCAGTCTAATTTAGCATCACCATACAATTCCTCTGCAATAGTATCAGGTCTTGCACCTTCTCGAATCTCATACTTATCAAAGACTGTAAATACATTTTCTAAATCAGGACGTATTCTATTTCTTCTAAAAAGGTTTTTAACTTCAATATAACTTTGAGATGAAAGACTATCAGATAAAAAATTCTGATATGCTAAATCTGGTAATTCTCTGAAATATCCCATTAGTATCCTACTCCATCTGAATGATCATCATATGCTGCATAATCTTCATTATAAACTGGTGTAAGTTCTGTGAAGTTTAAAGCCATAGTCATAGAAATTGGTGAACCGTCATTATATGTTGCCCAAGTTCCATCTGCGGTGTAATTAACATTGCATGATTTTAATGCACATAATTTAATTCTATTCAAATAAGATGCTGCTTTTCCAAGATATTGAATTTCAAAAACTTTTGGTGTTTTAATCATAGCAGCACCAGAACCCTCTGGAGCCATATTTCTTTTGAATGCTTTAATTATAGTTCTTACAGTTTCTGCTTCTTTTTGAAATCTTGGTGTAAACTTAAAATTAAAACTGAAATTTCTAATAGTTGGCCCTTTAAATAGTAACTCCATATTTGGATTCAATACTTGACCTGATCCTCTTGCTACTATATCAGCAGCACTAACATTACCTCCAACAGCACTAACTGCCTGTGCTGCAAAGTAACTTTCAACTTGAGGATTATCTTTAAGTTGATTAACTAAATTCTTTATTTCATTACCAGTTCCCTCCATATTTCCACCCATTACATTTCTAGCTGCATTAACACCACCTGCTTCCATAAAATTCATATTACTTTGTCCCCAGTTAGCATTGTTGCTATCTTGTAGTTGTGCGGGTACTGGTAGAATAATATTTCCTAACAAATCTGCTTTTAATGAATTACTATCTCTTGTTATTGTTCCACTTCTTTTATACTTAAAAATAGTAAACTTTAAAAAATCTTGAGTATTATCTACTGTACTGTATGGATATCTTAGACCTGAAGGTAACTTCTCTGGAGCTGCTGGTTTTGGTTTAGCCGTAATCAGCGATTCATATTCATTTAAAACCCCTTCTCTTTGAGTATCACTAAGTTTATTTTCTGTTGTTGTAGTTGTTGTCTCTTCTGCCATAACAATTACAGTTTTATTATCTATTTATACGGATATTCTGAAAAGGTATCTCTTGTGCGTCTGGAAGTTCCTCAGCAGTGACCAAATATAGTCCACCAGCGATCTCATCCCATGTATATTGTCTCATTTGACCCCAGTGAAAGTTAAGTCCTTTGAACCCCCAACTAAACACATTTGATACTGCAACTAAAGGGTTTTGATCATATTGAATATTAGGTGTCTTAGGGTTATATACAAAACAATAGTAATTTCCTGCTGTTGGTACTTTACCACTTTCACGTAATGCATTCATTACTTCTAACATCAAATCATCTGCACTTTCAGTACCAGTCATATTATCAACAACTTCACGTAATCTATTTAATTTAGCATCTGTAGGTCGTTTTTCTACTTGATTTGCAGGAACGGGTAAACCTGTATATTGGCCAGGTTTAGTGGGATTCCTAGCATCAATTTCTGCTTTTATTTCTTCGTAACTTTTTTGAGACATTACTTGATACCTAATTCGTCTTCTGTTAATACTTTAAATTCCCACATACGATCAGCACAAAACTCTCTTGCTGCTTTCCATTTTGCTTGATTTCTAGCATATTCATAAACTTCGTAGATATACCCTTTTGTTTTCTTTTTTTGAGGTTTAGGTTCTACGCATTGTTTCTTTGGTTTCACCTCAATTAAATATTTTTTAACATGACCCGTTGATTCTTTAACCTTGATATAGAAATCTGGAAAGTATCTATGAATCCTATTATCGACTGGAGATCTGTATGGGAGGAATATTTCTTCACTTCCCCACTCCAAAATATTTTCGTTTTTATCACAGTAAACCATGAATTTACGTTCCCACAGAGAACGGTAAATTATGTTTCGAAAGTTACCTTTGTACTTCAATGGGTTACTTGGTTGATATCTTCCTTTGTAAGACACTAAATATAAATATAACAATATAAGTATATTTAGAGTGGCAGGACTTATTTCAAAATATAAAATGAGTACTCTTACCAGATTAGATCTTGGTAAGGTATCTTTGAATAATCAATATCAGGTACATATTGCAGGTATATCATTTGACTTGAAGAGATATCTTCAACAATATTATGATCTACCTAATGATTATGCGACTGGTAATAAAGTTGGTATAATGTGTGCTGAAGCTACATTACCTACCAGCTCATTTGCTACATCAGAAGTTAAAGATAATTATCACGGAATCAATCAACAGTTTGCACATACAAGAATATATGTTGATAGTGATTTCTCATTTTACGTAGATCAAGATTATAATGTTCTTAAATTTTTTGAAGGATGGATGGATTATGTTGCAGGTGATGATAATTTTAGAGGTATCACCCGTACTGATGATGCAAACTATTATAGAAGATTAAACTATCCTATGAACAGAGATACTAAGATAGGATACAAATCTGCTGCATTAACAATTACAAAATTTGAAAAGAATTTAGATCCAAAGAAAAGTATTACTTATGAATATATAAATGCTTTTCCAAAGTCAATGACTTCAATACCCGTTCAATATGGTGGAGCTGACCTTGTAAAAGTAAATGTTCAGTTTGCATATGATAGATATATAATGAAATAAAAAGTTTATAAAACCCGTATATATAATATATAATGATTTGATTTATTATGCCCTTACCAAAAATTAATACCCCTGTCTATGAATTGGTATTGCCTTCTAGTGGAAGAAAAGTTAAATATAGACCATTCTTAGTTAGAGAAGAAAAGATTTTGATCATGGCTTTAGAGTCTGAAAATCAAAAGCAGATTTCTGAAGCAATTAAAACAGTCATAGGACAGTGTGTTCAAACAAAAGGTATCAAAGTTGATAAAATGGCAACTTTTGATATTGAATATCTATTTTTAAATGTTCGTGCGAAATCTGTTGGTGAAACTGTCGAAGTCAATGTAACCTGTCCTGATGATGGAGTTACACAGATTCAAATGGAAATCGACATTGATGCTATTAAAGTTGAAAAGAATCCAGACCATACTGATATTATTAAATTAGATGATGATTTATCAGTTAAGATGGGTTATCCATCTATGACTCAATTTATTGAGACTAATTTTGAACTGGATACTAGTAAACCTCAAGTGGATCAATCTCTTGAAATTATTATGCAATGTATTGATCAAGTATACACTGCAGAAGAATCTTGGGATGCTTCTGACTGTACTAAAAAAGAATTGAAAGATTTTGTTGAGTCTATGAATTCCAAACAGTTTAAGGATATTGAAAAATTCTTTGATACAATGCCTAAACTTCAACATAAAGTTGAGATTACGAATCCTAAGACTAAAGTAAAAAGTTCGGTAATGCTGGAGGGTCTAGCAAGTTTTTTCGCTTAGCTCTAGCTCATGAGAGTCTAGAGAATTACTATCGGACTAATTTTGCCCTGATGCAACACCATAAATATAGCTTAACAGAGTTGGAAAACATGATTCCTTGGGAAAGGGAGATTTATGTTTCACTTCTCCAGCAATACATTGAAGAAGAAAATCTAAAAGCACAACAACGACGTGGCTAAAGTAGCAAAATCTAAACCTAAAATAAAGGCATCAAAAGTAACTACTCTTGGTGGAAAAGGTGGTGCTCCAATCAAAAGAAGAGGAAGACCAAAGAAGTTACAGACACTTGCAGAAGTAAAGGCAGCGATAGATGCAAAAAACCCAACGTATGTGAGTCCTATTACAGGAGGTAAATTACCAGGCACAGGGCCTAAGATAGATCCAAGTAAACTTGTACCTGATAATGTTGATGATGAATTAAGACAAAGAGTTGCTGCTAATGAGACAAAAATTACTAGTATTAAGAATATACTTAAACTAAGAA